TCGCTGCACTGCATCCAGTCGCTGTCATTTATCCAAGTTAGCGCCGTATCTGTCCAAACATTGAGCAGCTTCGTCTTAAATTCCACCTCTTTGCTCGCGTATTCCTTTGCCTCAGTGAGCGCTTGCTCTAATTGGCGCGGGTAAACAGAAATTCCCCAGTTTGGGTTAGCCTTTCTCCAGTTTTTGCTATCTGTCCAATCGTCCCCTTCATCTAGCGTATAGATCACAGAAAACAGCGAATCGTCCACAATTGCTCCCTCCAGCACTTTCGCGCAGAATTGGCGGTGTTTGTAGCACGGTGCCTCCTTATTAAAGCCTGCCGTCGTGATTGTAAACAGCAGCGGCTGCCTCCGCGCCCCCATTGAGTTGCGGATTACGTTATAAAGTTCGTCGTTAGGGTGCGCGTGGTATTCATCAATTACAGCCATATGGCTATTAAGTCCGTCCTGCTTGTTTGGATTCCACTCTAACGGCCTGTAAATACTCTGCCCGTACAAGATACGGCGATTGTTGACTGAATTGTTGACAGTTACCGCCTCGCTCAACCAGCCGATATTCTGGCACATCCGCACGGATTCGCCAAATACCATCATAGCCTGATCCAATTTTGTAGCAGCGCTGTAAACCTGCGCGGCTGGCTCATCGTCTACTAGCAAGCCATACAGCATAATCGCAGAGCTGAACGTCGATTTACCATTTTTTCGCGGTACTTCAACATAGGCGCGCGTAAAGCGCCTAAAGCCATCGCGCATAAATCCGAAAATATTGGCAACAATAAAAGCCTGCCACGGCTCAAGTATAAAGTTACGCCCCGCGTGCTCGCCTGTTGTGTGCTCCAGTTCCTGTATGAAGGTAATAGCGTGCTCCGCTGCCACCTCATCAAAAACAAACTCCGAGCCCTCACGATCGCGCAAATATCTAGCGCAAGCGTTTTGCACGTGCTTACACGCCACAACCTCGCCAGAGGTAACAGCTAGAGCGTAATCGTGGTAATTCACTCAGGGCGCAGAGATAGAAAATAATTTACCGCCTGCTCAGCAAGTTGCAAATTTCTGTAGATTCTAGGCTCGTGATTCCAAAGCCCATCACCGCCGCAGCATTTCCAGCCGCTGCCCTGATTGGATTCAACAATAAAGCCCTGCCCAAAAGGTTGCACTCTATACTCGCGATAGGTGCGCTCGGCTTTCATCTTCACGTGAGCAGTTTCAAACGCGGCCTTACTTACGGCCTTTTTAACTTTCTTTTCCATATTATGCGGATTTTTGTTTTTTCAATAGTTCTAGTTTACTGGCAGGCTTAACGTTGCCTGTTTCAATTTTTGCCCTAGCGCTTGGCGTGATTCCAAAGAGCTGCCCCATTTGAGTGGCTTGCTTTAATGCACCACTCCGAACACCATACCACGGATTTACAACCTGATCGCCGAACCTGTTTACAATTACAACGCCTTCCTTTTCTGTCATTGCACAGGCCGCTTTGTATAATCCCAACTCATTGCAATAACCAGCCACAAGACCGAGGTCTGCGCCAGCGAGTAGGTTGTTATTCAATAACTCCTTACAGGTGATATCCCAGTACTCATATCCCAATTTGTTTAAGTGCGCGGGTGGTTGTGGAACTCCAGCACTCAACTCAACCAGCATCGGCTGCTCGAGGTTTCGGTCTGCGCGAAAAGTGCCCTCCATTTTTTTTAAATCAACGGGTTTGCGTGGCCTTCCTTTCATATTTCACAAATATAGTATAAAAAACGAAACTTTTATTTTTGCCCGAGTGTAGAGTAGAGGCCGCCAGTGGTTAAGAGGCGAGAGGGGCGCGTGCTTTTACCCCGCTACGGGTCGACGTGCCCCCCTTTTCTCACACCTCTCTCTCTTTGTGTGTGCAATTGCGCGCTAATATCTCAACGTTTAAACCTTAGCCGCTTAGACCTTGCTCTCTTTGCCTGACTTAACAGCGTGGCAGGAATTGCACAACGGCTGCAAATTATCGACATCCCAAAAATTCCCGCCCAATCTTACAGGCTCGATGTGATCCACCATTTGAGCCAGTGTAATCGTGCCCACTTGCTCGCAGTGAACGCAGAGCGGCGCGTCTTGCAATATGCTTAAGCGCAACTTTCTCCAAGCAACAGTGTGATATCTGGGCTCTTTATGTTTGTGCTCGCGTTCTGCTTGTGGCTTGCTTCGCTTGTAGTTAGGAAAGGATGGCATCAATGTAAAGATAAGGCTTGTTTAAACTGATCCAGTGAACGGATTAAGTAGTAAGGATAGCCGCACTGATTTACTCGCAACTCAAAAGCTTTCTGCTCTGCTGACTGGATGCCTGTCTCTGTCTTTAACTCAACAAACAAAACAACCCCGAAATGTATAACGATCAAATCACTTGCGCCAGATAGTAGCCCTGTCGACTTCATTAGCATTGCTGTGCGCTTATCTCTGAGCCCTCCGTTGGGTATGCTAAAGATTAAACAATTAACATATAAACGTTGGTAGTGATTGCGGTAGTACATTATTATTTCTTGTTGTATTCTATCTTCTGTCATATTATTTAGTACTTTTAAGGTGTAACAGGTGCCCAAATCTACGTGTAACGCCCTCTAGGCTTGGGATAGCGCGGATTTTTGGGCAATTTTGTAACAGGTAAAAAAATTCACGTGTAACGCACGCCCAGCTTGGGATAGAGGTCGTTTGTAACAGGTGTAACACTAAAAACCCATAAACTTTCCCAGAGTATAATTTACAATTGCTCATAAAACGAAAATAAAAAAACCCTAGACCTTAAATGTTGCGTTTTACCTGTTACACCTGTTACACCTGTTACAGCGCCTTGTAACTTATTGATTTTGTGGGCGTTGGAGTGTAACAGGTAAATCTCGCCACCTGTTACAAATTGTCTATTTTTGCTCATTTTACCCATTATTTTGCCTTTTTGCCACTTTGTAGGCTCTCATTGTGCGACCATTTACGCGCAAAAGTTTTTGCTCAAAGCCAAAATTTTTAAGTTCAAGGCCGAGTTTTTTCGTGTCAAAAATTCGCTGGTTGCTACAATTCTCGAGATAAATCTTTATTTCTGTGTTACTTAAATATGCCGAATAATCGCTATTTTGTGGTATATATAAAAATTGGTTAATTAATTCGGCCTCAAAATTAATCGCATTAAAATCACTACTATTTTCTGCAAGTTGTATAATATCCTCGCTGCTCAGGTGCCAATCGAACCCGCTTTGATACAGGTCGTAGAAGGCCATAAATAGGGCCGTTTTATCAATTGCATTGTAGGCGGTGTGATTGATCCCTAGCACATTGATAGGCAAAATTCGGCGGTTGCCTGTGGGATCTGAGATTAAACCGAGGTCGTTCGTTGTACCTGCCAAAACTGCCAAGCGCTTGAGATCTCTGTGAGTGCGGCCATAAGGCAGGCGGATGCTAAAGGACGCCTTACTTGTTAACTCTTTAAACCGCTTAGCCTCCAGTTTGCTCTTACCCCCAAACTCATCGTCCATTATTATCAATTTTTTGGTCAGTAGTATATCGTCATCCTTACCGCCGTCCAACTTTGACTCGGCGTAGTAATTTGCCAGCGGTTTGGGTAGCAATCGCCTAAAAAACTCAGTTTTACCCGTATTTTGGCGCTCGCCTGCTAGCACTAGGACTAATGGGGAGGTATGGCCGTAAACGCTTGCAACCATACCGCAACCCCAGTGCGTTAAATATTTCTCTACGTTTGGCGTGCTTGTTTCAATAGTTGCCGCTAGATCACGAATCAACTCTGGGCCTCTTTGCACTGACTGATTTGCGTTAATAAATTCCTCAAAAGGATTGTAATACCGCGTCAATTCCGAGTAAATCACCCTACAAAAAAACTCAAAGCTTATCTTATTGTCTGTTACCTCGCTAAAGCGCAGATACATAGTATTTAGGGCCATATCGTCCAAAATTTTGGGCCTGCCGTTCAATAATACAGTGCAATCCTCAATATCTGCAGTTATTGTATTGTAGCGCAGTTGGTGATTGTTAGATAGGTATAGTTGGCAAAGGCTTACAGGCGTCTGGCCACTAAGTTGCAGGTTTACATTGGCAGAGTATACCGCCGCCGCCGTTTCTGTTGCCTTTTCAACATCCAAGCCAGTTAAGCGCGCAATCTCTACAACCGACTCCTGCCCCCTGCCCTGCTTTTTTGCCATTTTTGCAATATTCTCCAACTTTATTGCCTGTTGGCTTTTCAGCTCAACGCCTGCCTGCTTGGCTAAGTAGTAAAACGTGGCAATTCCCACCTTGCTCTGGCCTGTATCTCGTAGGCAGTAGTTATATTGCCTGTCGGCTTTATTATGGTCGTATTTGTTATTTTGTGCGCTTACAGCGTGGAAATACTCGCGGCCTCTCTCTCCGAACTCAGAAGCTAGTGCAAATCCTATTGATAGGTAGTTGCTATACGCGCCCTCTGTCAAATCATACCCGCCGCGACAAATCCTGTCTATTAATTCCTCGAACTCATTGCCAGTTAGTACAGTGTTAACGACTTTGGGCTTTGCGGATTTCTTTGGGTACTCCTTAAAAGTTTTGCTTTCGGGATTGTGGTAGAGCAGCGGATCATAAGACAAAAAGCGCAGGCGGCTCACATTTTTACAACTCGCGTCAATTAGTTGGGTGTAGTTTTTAAAATAGTACGATTTTAACCCCTCAAAAGCTGCAAGGTGTTGCTCTGGCTCAATCTTAACCAATGCGGCCAAGCCGTTGCCCGATACGGATAGCAGGGCGGCGTAGGTGTACGGATCGCGCTCTAGCTCGCGCTTTAATTGCGCCACATCCTCGACAGCGTCAAAATCAATACAAATCAGCCCTGAGTGTTGGATTAGGTTTGCATTGGATACGTTCGCTTTAAACGTCCCGCTTATGGTTACAGCAGGAATCTTTATTTTTTCCGCCGCCTGCTCATCTTTGGAAAGCGAGCGGGTATTTCTGTAAGCCTCAATTTGTGGTAAGTATTGCCCTGATCGGACTAAAGCAAAGTAATCGGCAATTGTGATAGTGTGGTGCTTATCACTCTGCCTGATGTTTGGCAGAAAGGTTATTTGCATATCGTAATTTTAAGCAGGTGCTCAGTAAGCGTGCAAAGTAGTTGCCCGTTTAATTTAGCGTCGCGAATATACTCGCCCTGATCATCGTGCAGATGTATCGCCTTTATCAGTATACCCTGCTCAGTTACTTCAACGTGAGCGATGCGGGCGTGTGTTGGTTTACTCATTTGATCCCTCCTTTAACGCATAAGTTACCTCAATACCGAAAGCGTTGCGCCCCAGCGTTGTATCTTTAAAAGCTTTTTTCATAGTTTTAACCCATTCCGCCTGTGGTATTGAAATGCCAGCAATAAACTCCTGTATTTCGGTTGTATTATAACTGCGGTCGGTGTGTTCTATTTCGATTGTGATTATAAAGGTTTTCATTGCTCACCTCCTCCGTAGGTTTGTTTGTAGTATTGTTCGGATATTTCTAAAGGATACCCTTCAGTTTCATCGCATTGCCCTTCATAATGAGCAGCGATAATTCTTTCCTT